GCTGAGTATCAACTTACTACAGAAAATTTACGTTCTGTAGCACAAATTGCTGGACAAATGGCATCTGCGGCTGCTGCTTCTGTTAATGCTTCTCTTAGTGCGTCTACAAATTCTTCTAACTCTGCGAGCAATATTGCTTCTTATTCAGAAACAGTAAATGATTCAACGTCAACAAGTTATTCTCAGGTAGAAGAAAATATTCATTCATACTCAGATTAGAGGTGAAACATGGGAAGAAAAAAGTCAGAAAGAAAATTACGTAAACAAGCTGAGCGTCCTGGGCGAGCTGGATTTCATGCAAGATCAACACTTATGGATAGGCTTATAACAAGTAGTAAAGAAGCTGATAGAACATCAAGAGAAAAAGTTGCTACTATAGGAGCTAAGTCTCGAACTGATTCAGCTACTATACAAGGAAGAACTTCTCGTAATGTGCAGAGCATTGAAAATACTGGAGATATGGCTGTTAGAGAACTTATAGAAGCTGGAGCTGCTGGAAGACAAACAGCATCTGATAAGGCAGCAAGGGGTAGAGTTGAAGAAACTGGAAAACAAAGACGGAAAACTTTTGAAAGTGAATATGAAAGTAAACTTGACTTCTATAAAAAACTTGATTTACATAATGACGAAAAGAAGAAGAAAAAAGGAATATTTAACTATAATCCTGACTCTGATGAACTTGATGAAGAAAATTCTGTGCAGAAATACATTGAATTCAAATAGAGTAAATGTCACTAAATGACATATTCTTGGAGAGAGCATGACTGATTCTTATTACAATAAAATACATAGAGAAAATGAAAAAGTTCAGAAGGGAAAACAAGATCTTCTTGATGACTCTAAAAAACTTGATTCCTATGTTAGTAAAATTCAAAAGCAACTATCACCAACTAGGCGAATAGCACCTAAGAAAAAAGCTGAGCTTATGACTGATAGAGTTGATCTTGCTATGCCTGAGAACCATCCTATGAGAGGTTTTGGTTCTGAGTTAAAGCAACGTCTTGCTGCTGAATTTTCAAAGTCTGAGAATGAAGTATACTCCAGGAAAGAAATTACTTCTGGTGTTATGAAGTATATGTTGGAAAAGAAAGATCCTGAGACAGGAATGTCAAGGCTTGAAAGGTCTTACGAAGAAAAGAGACTTGAAGATACTCAATGGGGAGGTGCTTCAAGTAATTCAAAAGCTCCTATTGCTATGCCAGGACAAGCTACTTATGGAGAATGGAGAAAAGAAAAATTTAAAAGTGAAAAGAAACAAACTATAGAAGAAGATACAATGGCAAGTTATCTTTCTAATATAAGTTTAACAACTGTTGCTGGTGCAGTAATTGGTGGTGTAGTAGGTGGAATTGCAACTGGCGGTCCTGGGATAATTCCTGGAGCAACTGTAGGTGCTAAATGGGGAGCACTAAGTGAAGCTGTTGCTTTCCCTGTGCGACAACACTTTGAAGAAAAGAGTGAATGGGCAAGTGCAAGAAGGTATTCAAGTCATTTTACTGATCAACTTAAATTAGGTGCAGTTGAAGGACTTGCAGAAGTAGGTGTAGGAGTTGCAGCAAATAAATTAGTAATAAAAGCTGCATCTTTTGCTGCTAATCAATTTAATAAAGCAGTTACAAAACCTACTGCTGTAGCTGTTGTTAGTGCTTCTAAAGCAGCTAAAGAAGCAGATAAATTGATAAGTAAGAATGCAAGTGGTCTTGCACAAGCGGCCGGTAAAGGAAAGATTCATCCAAGCATAGCAGTCAAAGCTACAAAAGGAGAAAAACAAAGTATTGAATTAGTAAAAGCAGCTGTGAATGATCCTGGAATAGATTCTTCTATTATTAGTAGAGCAGGGAAACAGTTTTCAAAATTAAATGATACTGCTAAAAAAGAAGCTTTAATGTATAAAGATGGAATACTGGAGGGAATTAACTATGCAGAAGAAAGACAAATCGCTTTGGAATTCTCCTCAGGAAAAAGAACTGTTGATCAAGTTAAAAACACAGAAATTAAATCGGTTACTGGAAAGAAGAAAGCAAGAGTTCCAGTTACGAAAGAACTTAAGGAAGCGTCACAGGCGGTTGGAAAAGAATGGACCAGGGGCTCGGTTACTCCAGGGGATGGGAAATCTGCTAAGGTACTTAAAGATAGCCTTGATACAGTAGAGTCAAGAGTTAAAGATCTTAGTACTACTCCTGTAGCTAAAGAAGCAATTAAGACTGCTACAAGGACTTCTCAAATTGAAGAAGCTATTAAGCCTGAAGGAACTTCTAATAAAGCAGCAAACCTTGTAAAGTCTCTTGCTCTTTTCGGAGTAGGCGCAGAAGTCTTTAGCTGGTTTACTCCTCCAGAAGCAGAAGCAAGCATGGCTTCAAGTTTAGCAAAAATTGCTGCTAAAGAAGGAAGATATGCTTTAATGAAAGCGTTTGCAAAAGAACGTTTTGCTGTTCCTAAGATTATAAGTAAAAATAAATTCTTTCTCTCAGCCCAAGAAACACAAAGGGGTATGGTTGACTCTGCTGCTGGTGGTCCATCTGAAGTACTTAGAAATATGTCTTTACTTATGAAGACTGGTAAGTTTAGTCAGCGAAGAGCACTTATGTCTGCCGATATGCAGATGAATGAGATATTGAATACGTCAGAAAAAGTAATGAATAATCCTGCCGTTTTTAAAGTGTCTTCTATAATGGCAGAAAATATGAATGTGCATAATAGAATGATTGTTACTTCTAATATTTTAAGAGAAAGTGGTGCTAAAGCATTACCAAAAAAAATGACTGATGCTTTTGATTCTATAGTACCTTTACAAAAGAGTCAAATAGGTTTTGACTACGCAACTGAAAGAACTGGAGAATTAACAAAGCAATTAAAAAAACTTCAAAGAGGGAAAAAGAAAACTCCTGCTACTATTGAAGACATAAAAAACACAAAACAGCAACTTGCTATTAATAAAAAGAATCTTGATAAACATGCTGTAGGACTTAAGGCTTACCATAAAGAATGGAATGAAATAGCAGAAGGACTTGTAAAAGATCCTGCAAATAGATCAACAAGGATTTTCCTTGCAGCTGAAGATAATGCAGACTTTGTAAAATATCCTTTTATGAAAAACATCCAATTAGATGAAGCAGAAAATTTAGCTGTTGGAAGATTAAAAAGACAAATGGCTGAAGAAGCTAAGAGAAGAGTAGAAGCAGGTCTTCCAGTAAAGTCCGGAGATTTTATGCATTATACCCTTCATCCTAAAGTTAATGCTTCAATGATGGAAGAGTTAACAGGTGATATTACTTCTGCTCCTTACCTTAAAAATTATACCAGATCTTTAAATGCAAGACCTATGGTTCCAGATGTTTATTCTTCAATGTCACACTATATAGTTGATTCAGAAAGAAGACTTCAGACTCAATTATATTGGAAATCTGGGTGGGATAAAGTAAGACAAAAAGCAAGGTTTATTCCTTCTCTTGACGCAGCATTTTCTGCTATGGAAAGAAGTGCTATTCCTGTTGAAAGAACTTTTGGTAATCAAGCAGCTATGTGGTATACTAACTTTGAGGTTTTCAAGAGACTTTTTTTAACGCCTTCCGCGGGGTTAAAGCATCTTGTAAAACTTACTGGGGATATGGCAACGCTTGGACCAGCAAATGCAATGCAAGCACTTCCGTCTGGTATTAAAGGAGTAACCAGACGAATAGCTGACTATAGCCCAACAGTAAGGAAAACTCTTACTAAACTTGGGTATGGTAAACTTAATGATTATGAAAAGATTCATAAGCAAGTATTCGATGCTACAGTACCTGCTATGGATACAAGATTTAGATTTAAACAAATGGGCTTTGATGATTATACTTCTACCTTTGATAAGCTTACTATTGCAGCAAATAAAGTAAATCATATTGGAGGTGTATGGATTAACTTAGCTGAAATTTTAGATAGAGGAGTTTCTGTAGATGCTGGTCTTCGTATGGCAGCAAAGAAAGGCATGACAGCTGACCAAGCACTTTACGGAATTTATGATACTATTTTAAAGAATAACTTCCTTGGTGGGGAGTTTACTCCTGCATGGCTGAAGAATCCAAAGATGAAAAGTCTTATGCTGTTTCAAACAACCCCATTTAAGATAATGCAAAGAAGACTTACAGTTGCTATAAAAGCTGGTAGATCTGTAAAGACTCTTGGTAAAGCAGTAAGGAAAGCAACAAAAACACAAGCTGGAAGAACAAAACTTTATGAAGATGTAATAAATATGAGAAAGTATATGAAGCAAACTGAAAGAGAATTAAAAAGTAATTTAGTTATGGATGCTCTTCTGTCAGAGACAGATTTCTTTGGTACTACTGCTGCGAAGCAATTCATGAGAGATATTTTAATCATGGGTGCTGGTACAGTGGCTGGAGCAACTGTTGGTGCTAACTTATCTCATCATTTTTTCCATCTTCCCTTTATTAAAGGCGGAACAGCAGATAGTTATACTCAGTTTAAAGGAGTAAGTTTGGCTACTTCTCCAGCAGTTAATGCTGCATTTGATGCGCATAAAGTCTGGACAGAAAGAGATGATTATGACGACTGGCCTGTTACAAGATTAACACAAAGATGGCTTGGGAAAGCTGGACCATTCCCTGATATTATATGGAAAGTAAATAGAATCTCTAAAGGGGATATTCCTGATATATATAAAGATTCAAAATTTAAATATTTGTTTGCCATTCCGGCAGTTGGAGAACACTAAGTAAATGTCATATTATGACACATTCTTACATGAAAAGGAGATTAAATTATGGCAGATGTAGATGTAAGTACAATAGTAGATAGTGCATCAGTAGCAGAAGATGTTTCGCTGGATATTGATCAAACTCCAACAGCATGGGTAGCTGATGTAATTTCTCTTAGTGAGTATATTGACATTGATATTGCTGGTTTTGCTGGTTCAGCAGTAGTTGATGGTAAATACTCTGAGGATGAAATTGGAGGAGAGAATATTTTTACTTCTTCAATCCTTCCAATGCAGAATAAATACGCTGAAGGATATTTGAATATCAGTGTTTCTGGAACTTTTGTTGGTAATATTATTCTTCAAAGATCATTTGACAAAGGTGTTACATGGATAGATCATACTACTTATACCTCAGCAACGCAGAGTTCTCTTACCGATAAAGAAGTAGGTGTTCGGTATAGACTTGGCTGTAAGACTGGTGGATATACAAGTGGAACTGCTCTTTGTAGACTTGGAATAGGTGGGTAATTGTGAATGAACGAAGAAAAGTAACTAATGGAGGTAGACGTTCTTCTGATAAGTGCCCTACAGTGTGTCTTGAGCATTCCGGATTTGAAAGTAGTATTCATACGCTGTACGTATCTGTTAAAGAAATTAAAATAAATGCACAGAAAATATCTTCCAGAACAAGTCTTATACTTGGTGGTGTTTGTATTAGTTGTATTCTTCTTGCCATTAACATTTTAATTAAGTCACATGGTGGTTGATATGCTATTAAAATTAGGTGTAGATATAAGTCGTCTTGAAATGCATACAAGAAAGTCTTTACATTCTGTTGAAGTTATATTTGAAAATTCAGGCGCGGCAGAACCAGTAATTACTTCTACTTATGAGGGGAATCATTCTGTTTCAAGTCTTCATTATCAAAATAGGGCATATGATTTACGTCTTCCTTTTAAAACAATAAAAATGAATAGAGAAGTAGTAAAACATCTTAGATCAAACTTAGAAAACGGTTTTGATATTATACTTGAAAGAACTCATATTCATATAGAGTATGATCCTAAATAAGGAGGGTATATGGATAAGTATAATGATACATTAATTATTATAGGACTGGTTGCTATAGCTATTTATTATAATCAAGTTAACTTAGCCTTACCTATTGCTACTGGTTTGTTAGGTTATCTAAGAGGGAGAAACGATGAAGCTACAAAAACAATTCCTACTATTACTTAGTGTTTTATTTTTATTTTGTTGTAGTTGTGCAGCACTACAGCAAGGAAATGATTCTCTACATAAAAAAGCTGTTGGTTTTATGAATGTGTATAATCAACAGTATGCAGATTACCTTGACATAATTACAAGAGATTCTTTTACTGAAGAACAAAAAGAAGTTTTAAGGATTAAAAAGAAACTTCTTACTGAACTTTTTTCAGCTATAAAACTATTTAACTATAGTATTGATATTCAAGGAGATACTCAGTTAGCTGAAGAAAACGTAATTAAATTGATTAACTTACTTGCTTATGGAGGAATATAATGGAAGCTATTTTGATTGAATTAGCAAAACTTGCAGCACAGAGTTACTTTACTTATGCAAGACTTGCCAAGCTATCAGATATTGAGGCGCGTGAACTTTTCATTAGGGAGAGAGAAAGGTTTAAAGCGAATGATCCTGTTAACTTACCTGATGTTTGAATAAGGCCCCTGAAATAGGGGCCCTTTCTTATTTAAACTATTGTTTTGTTATCAGTTTACCATCCTGTCTGTTGATTTTTCCAATGATACCAAATTTCTTTCTTACCATTCGGACTTGTATAGTTTCTCCCAGCATCACCACCTTTCACTATTGTGTCAATAACGTAAGGAAATTTCTTATCATCAATATCTCGCCAAACCATTCTTCTTAGTTGCTTCTCAGATATACTCTTATGCTGCTCAAGGATTCTTCTTATCATATCAACATCTGTAGTTATATCACTCCTACCCACAGCATTAAATGCTTTTCCCATTACTGGCTCAATTTCTTCTATCATTGCTTTAGCTTCTTCGAAGTCTTCAGGTTCGAGATACATAGTACTATGCTTTGCAGCTGCAACATTTGTAGCTACTTTTAAAAGTAAGGTAGGTTTTCTTGAGTACCACCCAACAAATGATGGATCACGACAAAGTCTTTGTGGGTCTCTTTCTTCATATTTTTCATAGAACTTTTCCCACCACTCTCTTCCTTCTGGAGAATAGTTATACCCACCTGAAATACGAGCAATAATAGATATATCTTTCATAAGTTTTTCTTGCATTGTTGCTCTTTCAGAAGTAAATTCTGGGACTGCTACTTTCTTCCCCTTCCCATCAGCATGGATAAAGACTATCCTTGAAGAAAGACCTCCACCAATTGCAATACTTGGAAAGCAATTAGAAAGAGATTCAGGAGTGGTTGCAGCATATAAGTTTAAAAAAGGAAGAGGAATAACATTACTTCCTGAGTGTTTTGTTCTATATTTAAATGGTCTGGCCTTACAGTCAAAGAGATCAGTAAGTGTAATAATCATCTTACTATTTTCTTTCTTTTGTCCAAGAAAACTTTCAAACTCTCCTGAGAAAATAGTAAGTGAACTATGACGTAAAGTTGATCCGTCATTCATTGTCGCATCTTCAGCTGCTTTTTCTATATCTTCTAAAAGAGCTTGTGGTGTTGTACAGTCAGCAGATAGATGTATCCCAAATACACCATCTACTATTTCTTCGGCAAAGTTAATTGCTTGTGTCTTTCTTGCTACTCCTGGCTCAGCAATTAGAATAATATAGAGATTAGGATAGATCTTAATTCTACCAAAATTAAAATGTACTTTTCTTCTTAAAGAGGCAGCAATTATACTAAGGGCTGCCCATTTGTGGAAGATAGGTGCGCTTTCAGTATTCTCGTTATATTCTATATATGCTTCAATCCAGTTTTTGTAAATACGAGACATTTTTACCTCTTAGTAATTGTAAGGCACGTAAGGCAGAAGGAAGTATTTCTTTACAAACAGGACAAGTTGGTTGCCATCGCATTCTTGGAATAGAATGGTCTATTAATAATTGCCATATTTTACTGCAGCATTCCCATTCTACAATAACATAACTAAAATTTCCTATATTGTGCGTCCATTTACTGATTTTCATATTATCTCAATCTCATGTGTAAATTCAGGTTCATAATCTTCAAGTTCTCCCCAACTATCTCCAATAGTAAAATCTACATCAATATAAAAGGTATTTTCATTTACAGTAAGAGGCATTAACATACATTGCTTCATAACAGTACAAGTCCAATCTATAAGTTCTTCTTTTACAAGACAATAAATTGCATCATGTAATTGAAGTGCTATTGTTAATTCACTTCCATAAGTGTTATAAAGCCTTACAAGTGCCTTGTTTAAAAGGTCTCCGACAGTTGATTGAGGAATAAAAGAATAAGCACTTCTGAAGAGTTGATCTCCCCAAGCAGAAAGAAACTTATGCTTTCTTCCAAGAAGATTTGTTAATTCTCTTCCTTTACTAAGTTCTTTTTCAATTCTTTGATGCCAAAGTTTAAGTTGTGGGCAAAGGTTATGAAAACCATTTAGAAGTACTTTAGCTTGATTCATTGTACATTTAAGTTTTGCGGAAAGTACTCCAGGTCCTGCAGAGTAATTTGTTGCATGTCGAATTGCTTTGCCTATATTTCTTTGTTCTTTGTTTACTTTTATAATTGGCATCCTGAAATTAACCGCTGCAGTAAGTTTATGTATATCAAGATTTCTTTTCATCCTTTCAGTCTTTGGCATACCAAAGGATTGTTTGAATAGCTGAATCATTGGTTGATCATTTATCATGTAAGCAACCACAACAGCTTCTGCTTGCATGTAATCTGCCTGTACCCATTTATACCCTTTTGGTGCAGTGTAAATTTTTCTTGCTTCGTAAGGAATTTGCTGAAGATTTCCACTTCCATAAGGAACAATAATTGATGCACTTGAACTCCATCGACCAAAAGACTTATAAGAATCTTCATTGTCAATAACAAGTCCTTTATTGATTCTCTGCATTGTTGCACCAGTAATATTATAACTGGTATGAACTCTTCCTGTAGGAGAAGTTTCAAAATCAATAAAGGTAAGAAGTTTTTTCCTTTTCTTAAAGGTAAGTATTTTTTCTAACAATTCATTATTTGTTAGTCTATATAACTTTTGAAGTGCTTCTGCATCAGTTGTAAGTTTTCTTTCATCAGTCCTTTTCTTTCTCCTTTTGTACTGCTTAGGAAGTTTCATATCTTCATAAAGAAGTTTTTTTACTTGTTTAGGAGAAGCAAGATTTACAGTTTTTCCAAATGCTTGGTTTAAATCTTTTTCCATAAATACAAGTTCAGTGTTTATACTTTTTATCAATTCTTTTTGCTTATCTTTATTTACTTCAATTCCTTGTAACTGAAGCATAGAAGCAGGCCAAACTTGCTGCATTTCAAAATGAAAAGTATCCCATCCGTCTTGCCTGTCAAGTTCATGGGCAAGGAAGTCCCAACAGCCATAAGTATTTGCTGCATCTTCACAATTATAAATTGATGGGGTATCTGCTGCTGTATGTTTCCATTTTGGAACTGTAAGACAAATAGAAGAAACAAAAGAAAGACTTCTTTTTGCCTCAGGCCAACAAACATGAGTTGCTATCATGGTATCCTTGTCATACCCTTTAGCAAGTATTCCAAGGAACCACCACATACTTGCCATATCAAAGAGACCATTGTGCATTATGAGAGATTTCTTTAGAAATAACTCACCAAGAAGTAACCAAAGGTTAAATTCTGTTTCGGGCCGTAACCTGGCCTTACCCCCAGAAAGGAACGTAAATGACATGGCTTCATATGGACTGGAGGCAAGACCAAGTATATCTAAGTGGCCGTTAGGTGTTGTCTCAATATCGAGAGCAACTGGGCCATCGTGAGCATTCATGAGCCATTTTATATACTCAGTGAATTCTTTAGAACTTGGAAATGCATTTAGTGTTCTATTATCTTGTCTTATAAGAGAACTTTTTGACTCTTTTACTATCTTTCTAAAATCCATTACAGCAGAAAAACCCAATTTCCACTCATTGTTTATTGCCCAGGGGTGGTAAGTACAAATAACTTTTACTCCCTTTACAAGAGAACAAGGAAGAAGATACCCTCTGTTAGCTTCAATTCCTTGTTCTCCTGTAAGTGCCCATAGCGCGACTGCTCCAAGACCGACAACTATATTTGGTTTATGGAAAATGATTTCTTGCTTTAACTCTTCTATCCATTTTTGTAAGATAGGTTTCGGTTGAGTTTTCTTTTTAGGATCTTCAAAGAAGAAACCTATGTTACTTCCAGGAGGTTTTTCTCTTGCTACATTTCCTACTATAACTTCATACCTACTTAATTTAGCACTTGTAAGTAATTTATCTAACATCCTTCCTGATTGAGAAGATGGATGAAATGGTTTTCCAGAAGCATCATCGTATTCTTCAGGAGCACTACCAACAAGAAATATCTTTGCTCCTGGAGGAGCTATAGTATGAACGTACATAATTAGTTACCTTCTTTTAGGTTAAATGTTATAGTGTCTCCTTCTTTAATTATGTCTTTCATTTCTTCTACTGTTATCTCGTCAAACATAGAATTATTAAAGTATGATGGAGATTTTTCAGCGAGGTATTTTTCTGTCTTCATTATTATATTCTTATCACTACCAGAAGGGTAAGTAAGTTCATTTACTCTGAATACTTTTGTTTGTACCCTTACAATTTTTATAATCATTTAATTACCTTTATTCTTTTCTTAGAAAGTCTGGAACTGTTTTAACTTCTCCTTGTTTTCCAAAACAAGAGCAATTTGAAGTAATCTCAAATACCCATGCGTCTCCTGGGCCGCCAGAAGTTTTATATCTTAACTTATCACCACAATTACGACAAAAGATAATTGGACCAAGAGGAAGATTTAGTTTGTAGTTGTTCAATTCTTTCAGAAGATCACACTCATGTTGAATCTTTTCAAGGTCTAAAAGACCTTTTCCTCCTGGTTTATTGTATCGTAAAATTCTACGAATAACAGCTGCTTTTGAATGTTCTATATCATTAACAAAAAAGAATTTATAAGGTTGAATCTTATAATCTTTGTAGTAGTTTCCTCCTACTTGTTTATCGAATGCACCTGTCATGATTATTCCTTTCTACTATTCAGAAAATGTCACGAAATGACACATACTTAGTGAATAATCTTACTCGATTCTACAGGAGTATCTCCATTGTCTTTACCTTCTTCATCTTTCTTTCCATCAGGAGTTCTATCAAAATGATTTACCTTCCCACACTTGGAACAAGCATAACCACCTTGGAAATTAACTATCATTGGCTGTCCCACAGTTGTCTGGAATTGTGATGCAATTTTTAAATCACAGATTGGAATGAAACGAGTAGGACCACAGTCTTTACAGCCTACTGATTTAAGGTCTTCTGGTTTTACTCCTGGAAAGATTCCTGGTGCTATTGCATTGTTCATTTTAGTTCTCCCTTTTGGTTTTTTGTTTGCTAAGTATTTATTTAGTTTCTTTTCTTCTCTTTCTTTGTTAGTTTTTAGTCGTCCCATTCTTTAATCCTTTTCTCATTACCAGAAAGAGTATCGGTTCCACTAACGCCTATTCCTTTTAGTCGTTTACGTTTTGAGAAAATTCTCTTTACTGGTTCTTTTATCTTTAATTTAAATCCGGTACTAAAAGTAAGTGTAGCAATTGAAACAGTTTGTATAAATTTTCTTCTTGATATTTT